GTGAACAGTCTCGATTTTGACCGCAAGCCCGAAGATACGCGCGTCGTCGTCGCCATGTCCGGCGGCGTCGACTCTTCCGTCGTGGCGGGGCTTCTCAAACGCGAGGGCTACGACGTTCTCGGCATCACGCTGCAGCTTTACGATCATGGCGCGGCGGTGCACAGGGCCGGCTCCTGCTGCGCCGGTCAGGATATCGACGACGCCCGCCGCGTCTGCGAGACGATCGGCATTCCGCATTATGTCCTCGATTACGAGGCGCGTTTCCGCGAGACGGTGATCAACCCCTTCGCCGAAAGCTATATCGCCGGCGAGACGCCGATCCCGTGCGTGGCCTGCAACCAGACGGTCAAGTTCGCCGACCTGCTTGCGACCGCCAAGGAGCTCGGCGCCGATGCGCTCGCCACCGGCCATTACATCCGTTCGCGGCCGAGCCCGAAGCCGCGTTATGCCGGCCAGCGCGCGCTCTACCGGCCGGCCGACGCCGAGCGCGACCAGAGCTATTTCCTCTTTGCGACAACGCAGGAGCAGATCGACTATCTGCGCTTCCCGCTCGGCGGTCTTCCGAAGAGCGAGACCCGGGCGCTCGCCGAGGAGATGGGCCTTGTCGTCGCCAAGAAGGCCGACAGCCAGGACATCTGTTTCGTGCCCCAGGGCAAATACAGCGACATCGTCTCGAAGCTGAAGCCGAACGCGGCGCTTGCCGGCGAAATCGTCCATCTCGACGGTCGCGTACTGGGCGCGCACGAGGGCATCCTGCATTACACGATCGGTCAGCGCCGCGGCATCGGTGTCGCGACCGGCGAGCCGCTCTATGTCGTCTACCTCGACGCCCGCTCGCGCCGCGTGATCGTCGGCCCGAAGGAGGCGCTGGAGACGCGCCGCGTCTACCTGCGCGACGTCAACTGGCTGGGTGACGAGGAACTGGAAGCGGCAGCCGGGCAGGGCTTCGAATGCTTTGCCAAGGTGCGCTCCACCCGCCGCCCCGCGCCGGCGGTCCTCAAGAGCGATGCCGAAGGGCTATATGTCGAGCTCGTCGAAGGCGAGGCGGGTGTCGCGCCCGGCCAAGCCTGCGCGCTCTATTCCGGCACCGGCGAGGATGCGCGCGTCTATGGCGGCGGCTTCATCCGCAGGTCCGAGCGCGAGCCGGCCGCGGAAGCGGCGCTGAAGGCGCTCTTGCAGGCGCCGGCGGCAGCGTAAAGCGGGCGATTCCGGCGTGGCGGGAAAACATCGCTTTTTCCCGAAGACATTGCTTGACACTAGCCGGAACAGCGCCTTATAAGCCGCCCGACCAGCCAAGACGGGCTTCGTTCAGAAGCTTTCACGGCACCGGCGGCGGAGTAGCTCAGTAGGTTAGAGCAGAGGAATCATAATCCTTGTGTCGGGGGTTCGAATCCCTCCTCCGCTACCATTAGAACAGACGACAGTTCCGGACTTACCAAACCGGACACGTATCCCTTGATCTCAATTCGGTAGGGCTCGCCGGCTTTTCTAGGCTCGACGATCACGCCCGCAATCATTTCGCGGAACGATTGTGCCAGTTCCACCGGTGGCATTTCGCCTCGCTTCGAGATGACTTCAGCCAGCCGTTCGATGTTCTCTCTGAAGGCTCTCACTGAGCTCGGCTGGAGTTCGATTACGTTGCTTGGCGGCTCGACAGTTTCCAGTTCGCGCTGAAGGCGATCGCGATCAGCGCGCAGCCCCGGGAGGATGGCTGCGGCGTCGTCATCTTCGATCAGGCCTTTCGCCAGGCGCTCGATGATACGGGTGATGGCCGTTTTCGTTTCTTCAAGCTCGCGGTCCAGCGTGGCTCTATTGCGGCGTTTCTCGGCAGCTTCCCGCCGGCGCTCGGCTTCGTATTCCTTCACATAGATGTCGATGATGCGGGTATCGGCAAATTGCGTTCGCAGCGTATCAATCACCTGTTGCTCGATCTTCTCGACATAGTATCGGGCGCCATTGCCGCAGCTGCTCGACTCCTTGTGCGTGCTGCAGATTACGCGGGGGCCGCTACGGTCGGAGCCGTTGATCGCCATGCCGCCGCCGCAGCCGCCGCAGCGTAGGAGACCAGAAAGAAGTCGTTTGTACTTGGGCGTCGATCGAGAATGCGCGCCGCCACGCGATGCCTTGCGGTTCTGAACGGCATCGAAAAGCGCGTCATCGACAATGCGCAGCTGCGGAGCTTCGATCTCCTCGTGTTCGATCTCGGGATTGATTCGTGAAATTCGCCGTCCAGTCGATGGGTCCTTCACCATGTGCACGCGGTTCCAGATCAGCTTGCCGGCGTAAACAGGGTTCAACAGCAGCCCGTTTCCGCGCTGGCCGTTCCCGTTCAGGGTGGAAGCATTCCACCTCTTGCCCCTCGGCGCTGGAACGCTCTCATCGTTCAGTGTGGCGGCGATGGCCCGTGGTGCGATCCCGCTTGCGTACAGGCTGAAGATCCGGCGCACGACTTCCGCCTCTTCCTCGACGATCTCCAACTCGCCCTTGCGACCGGGAACGGGGCGGTAGCCGTATGCCTTCCCACCGGCATTGCGGCCCGAGCGAACTACGCCGACCATGCCGCGCTTCACTTTCTTGGCGCCTTCCTCTCGCTGCATCTGGCCGACGACGCCGTACATTCCGATCTGCACGGTATCCATGGCGCCGCCGTTGACGCAGTTGATCTCGATGCGGCGGAAGCGGAGTGTTTTGTGGATGTGCGCAAGATCGGCGATGTCGCGGGAAATGCGGTCCGGATGCTCGGCCACAAGCACATCGAACTCGTCAGCGTCAGCTTTCTGCATCAACCGCGCAAGTCCCGGGCGCCCGAACATGGATGCACCGGACTTGGCGCGATCGAACAGCTCGCCGACAACATTAAGGCCCAGCCTCTCGGCGTGGGCCTTGCAAAGCCTGATCTGGTCCTCGACGGATTGGTCGTTCTGCAGGTCCGTCGAGTACCTGGCGTAGATGACGGCGCGCTTCATTTGCTATCTCTTCGGTTGTTCTTCCCCGTTCTCATTTGCTGGTTTTGGCCCCCGCGCGTCAAGCCTCGCCTGGTGACGGGCCAACGCCTTCACGAATGCGACGAGGCGGGGATCGAGATCCGGCAGCTCCTGTGAGTTGGGTGCGGTCGACATCAGAGCACTTCCTCGCATTCCATCACCGGGCCGCCGTTGTGGCCTATCAAACCGCGCTTTGCCTTTTCGCGGCGCTTGGCGTTTTCCTTGCGGGTCACCATTTCGACGTGATCCTTTTCCGGCCGCACGCAAAGGCGATTGCGGCAGGCGTGGTCCAGTTCTTTCTTGCCGGGGATGTAGCCGTGCTCATTGGTCCACATGGCGATGTGGACCGCGACCGTCTGGCCGTCGAGGGACATGCGGGGTTGCCTTTACCTCGACCGTTCTTGCCGGAGTCGGGGCCGGTCCAGACATAGCAGCCGGTAACTGGATCAATCCAAACCCTCGCCATGATCTTCGCTCTGATGCGAGCGCGCCTACTGCTCATCCGCGGCGCCTCCAGGCATCGAAGTGGCCGCGCAGGTCGCACCAGCGCTCCGCCGCTGTAGGATCGTCGTTCAGCTGCCGGCGCGAGCCGATGCCGAGAACGGAGCGGACTTTCGTGGCGGCGCGCTCGTCTGTCAGGGGGCGCTCAAGGCCGTGGCATTCCTCAAGGAACTTCTTGAACGCCGGTTCGCCGCACTTGATGGCGCACTCGGCGGCATAATTCTTCTCCGGCCGCTCCTCGTAGCAAGCGAGCGCGCGCGTCTTTTCAGCCAGCCGATCGACGAGGCGGCTGTAGATCCGCAGCAGGAACTCGATATCTGCATGGGCGTGCAGGAGAAACTCTTCATCCTGCCAGCCGCATTCCTCGGTGACGGTGACGACAGGCGACAGAGAAGCGCCCGGCAGTAGGCGCGCGAAGAGCTGGCGCTGGCCGCGTGCTTTGACATCCACGGTCCAGTCGCGGCTGGCCTCGCCATGACGGGCGCGGATCTTGTCCAGCCGTATCTGATCGGGAGACGGGCCGGCATTCATCGGCTGGCCTCGTCGCGATTGGCTACGGCAATAAGCACATCCGCATGACACGGTGCGCCAGGCCGGCACCAGCAGGCGAGATTCTTTCCGCGCAGCTCGTCGACGTTCTCAGCGACAAAGTGACGGGTGCGCTCCAGCGCCTCGACATCGGGATCGGCGCCTACGCGTAGCAGCCCGGCAAGCAGAGCCTTGTAAAGGTCAACGCAATAGCTGGCGTCGCCGTGCTTGCCGACGACGAATGGATTGCCCCATGGGCCGGGACGGCCGACGTGCACGGCCTCGCGGCCGTTGACCGATGTGGAGAGCTGCTGCAGGTCGAAGCCCTTGCGGCGGGAAAGCTGTAGGCGGACAGGCTTTGTCATAGCGCCTCTCCCTCCCAGGCGCTGAAATCCCACCGGAAATACTGGTGGCAATGCTCCAGAGCTGTGAGCGTCAGATCAGGCAGCGGCGCTTTCCGCGTCTCATTATGGCGCCGGAGATTGATGCCGAAACGGTGCTCGATCGCCGCCATGTCCGAGAACTGCAGGATCTCCGTGCCGAGGTCGGGCCGCAGATACATGAACTGGCTCTTGCGGTTCTCCGGCAGGGGATGGCGAACCGTATATTGCGGCCAGAAACGGCCGTGTCCGGCGGAATCGTATGGCGTGGTGAACGGCACGCGGTTCTCGATGATCCAGTCGCTGAACGACATGGACACGCTCTTACGCATGGCGTCTATGTAGGACGGATCGTGATCTCCGTCGAAATTGCCAAGGAACTTGTAGAGGCTCCAGAGACGGGCGATCGGATGACGAACGACGCCGACCTTGCGCCAGCGATCGTAGCCGGCCGGCACGCCGTCGGCTTCCATGTGGCGATAGACCAGCGTCGATCGCGGATATTTCTCAGCGATCGCGCGGCGCAACGAACCGGAGCCTGTTCTCGGCACGAGGATGATAACGGTTTCGAGTTCGGGCACGAGGATCATTGCCGCGCCCCTCCGATCACGACTGTTTGGCAGTGGCCGTTACCTCGGGCGATCGCCTCGGCGAGCGCACGAGGAAGGGCGCGCTCCATTGCCTTGCGCAGTTCTTTCCGGTTGTGCGGATCTGCGACGGAAGAAAGCGCTGCGGCCTGCACGGTGACCAGTGCGCCGCATAGGGCGTTGAGCGTCGGCACCTCGAACTGCTTGCTGGCTTCGCTGATCGCCGCGTTGATCGCCTCCGCCAGGATCTGCGCCTGGCGCGCTTCTTCGGACTTCCACGCATTGAGAGCTTCCGGAGGTGGTGTCACCGCCGCACCTCCGGGAAACCGTTGTGCTCGATGCCGTCGAGAAGGCGGCCGGCGTATCGCTTACCGACTCTGGAAACAGTGTCGTCATCACGATCGTCGCACCACATCGGGCGGTAGGGTTCGCCCCAGTGATCGCCCTCCCAATCGCGGTGATCGATGCGGCTAATCTCGGGATCATCCGGAATGGTCCAGCCGTCCACTGCGCCGACCTGCGGCACCCACTCACCCCACTGCTTGAAAAGGAACGGCACGCCGGCTGCAGCGCACTGGTCGCGGAGCGAACGCGCCCAGTCGGGATGCATCGGCCGAGCGCCGAGGCCGCTCTCGCCGCCGGCGACAACCCAGTTGAGGTTGGGCAATTCTCCGGGAATTGTTACAGACGTGCTGATGCAGCACTCATCCGGTGAGCGAGCCAGATATGCGCCCCTCGTGACCAGTCCTCGAAGGCCGTCAATCCATGGGGCACCTTTAGGGTTGTATCTGCGTAGATTTCTGAGATCCACCGGCCCGAGCAGCGGCTCGGCGCTGATCCAGCGGACGGCTGCAGGCGTTTCGAGCAGGACCGGGATGCGTTCGTCGGCGCGGCGCTGATCCTCGACCGAGACTCCGAGCCAGACGTTTGGGAGCGGTTTGGCAATGGCTTCGTAGGCGGTCTCATAATGATCCGGCAGATTGCCGCCCCGGACCAGTGCGCCATATCCGGCGATGAAGCTCCTTCGAGAGGACATGCCGAGCATGTATTCGCGCATGCGCTCCGGCCGCTTCGTCAGCACCTGGAATGTGTGCTGCGGCGCCAGCGCCATGACCGCAAAAACATGATCGATCCAGACCTGGTCAACGCCCTCAGCGAAGAGGTCGCCATGGGCGCAGACGAAGATCATGCGTGGTTTCGACCAGCGGAGCGGCTGGTCGAGCCATTTGCGGTTGAACCGAACCTCGCCGATCCAAACTGGGCCGGCCTTCGTGTCCTTCGTCAGGCCCTTGCGGCTTTCATGGTTCTTCAGCCGCGTGCCGGCGAGCTTCATCGCGTAACAGTTGGTGCAGCCGGGGGAGACGACGGCGCAGCCGGTGATCGGGTTCCAAGTGGCGTCGGTCCATTCGATCTTGGTGCCGTCAGCCATCGACCTTCTCCCTGATGATCTTGACCTTGCGGATAGCGCCGGCGGGGACGCCGCGGCGGGTGGCGGCGAGCTTGCGCGCGGCTTCGGCGTCGCTAGCTTCGAGATCGAGCGGGGCGATCTCCGGATCTTCGAAAGGGATGCGGAAGGGCAGGAGCTTATGCATCGAGATGCTCCGTGGTGAAGCCGGCCTCGGCATTGACAGACTCGACAATGAGGAGGGCGATCGCCAACGCATCATCGTCGGGACGCTGGTTGTTCACGTCGACGGTAAACACATCGCAGCCGTGGCGATCGAGCACGACGCCGATATCCGTCTCGGATAGCCGTAGCGGTAGCTCGACGTTCTGATCGAGGAATGCTGTGCGGATGGTCCGGTGACTGATGGGCTGTGCCTTGGCCGATGCGGCGTTGAATGCTTGGATGGCGGCGCGGTGAGGAGTGCCTATGCTCATCGTCCCGCCTCCCTCATTTCGGGCGCGGGGGTAGCGTCCATATCGTCTTCAAGCATGCGCTGCCAGCGCCGGAAGCCGTTCAGCTTGCGGTCGGCGCGTGCCTCGTCGTATTCATCGCCGACCAGTTCGCGCAGCCACTGGACAGCAGCGTCAAGGTCTGCAATCTCCTCGAACAGCGCTTGCCGGTTCGGCTTTCCGCTTACCGGCTCGCCTTGGTTAAGGCCCTGAATGAGGCAACGGGCGAGGATGTTCGCCAGCTCGGAAGCCTCTTCACATGCCTTGCCAAGCGCCTGGTGGATGAGCACGTCCGGTTCTGGCTTCCAAAGGGTGATGCTCATATCCGTCCGGCCTCCGTGGCGTTCTGGCGAGATTTCCACTTCAGATACTCGATGAAGGACATGGAGCCGTCATAATCCAGCCAAGCTTGATACCGCTGTTGGGAGCGGGAGAGCTTCGGCGGCGACGGGCTGTGCTCGACGACAGCAGCTTTGCCGGCGTCGGTCACCCGAAAGACGTCATCCCCGCCAGTTAGCGCGTTTCCGGACCGCACCGTCATGAAGCCGGCGTTCACCAGCGCCATGCAGAAGGCATGATCCTTGCTGCCTTCGCCTGTCACGAAATGGTTCCGGTAGAACGTGCCGCGTCCGTATTGGTCGAGGCCAAGCGAGTGCTGGAGAATGTGCAGTTGCTTATCGTCCATCTACCGAGCCCTCCGTGGTGGCGATGGCGTCGGCCGGCATCTTGCCGCGCCTTTCGAATAGAGGTGTATGCGACATCAGGCGGTCCTTTGGGTGGAGGGTTGAGTGAGATCGAACCAGAGTTCCTGCAGCCGCTCGCGGTCGACGCCGTGCGCCGTGGCGATTTCCAGGAAGGTGCGATCGGGCGTGGCGTAGCAATCGAGCAGCGCCGAGCGCTCGGCGACGGTGAGATCATGGCCACGAAGGGCGGCCACCGGCACGGCGCTGGCGCGCTGGTGGCGCGTCGCGGCATCGTGGCCGATGGGGAGGGTGAGTTGCGGCATCATACCTTGGCATCCGACGCGAACTGCCATTCCTTGCGGAAGGCCGTGCTGCCTGCCAGCGCGGCGGACATCAGGAATGCGATCGAGAGCGCGAGGATGGCGCAGGCTAGGAAGAAGCGATTGGGACTCGCTTCGAGCTGCGCTTTCTTATGTCCGGTGAAATGCTCAGTCATGGCCGAAGGCTCCAGAGCAGGATCAGGGGAAGGGGAAGAGCGAAGGTGAGGCCGGCGAGCGCGCCGCGCATGAACACAGGGGCAGGGGTCCACGGCGGCGCGCCCTCTTCGCCATGGCGCTACGCCGCTATTGCCTTGGCGGTGGCGAGATCGGCAGCCCGCGGGCCGAAGAGCTTGACCTGATCTTCGGTGAATTTTCCCGTCAGCATCACTTCGCGCTCGGTGCAGCCCTCGCCCAGCGAAATCATGGTGTCGGCCATTTTCGCAATGATCTTTTGAGTTTGAATTCCGCCGTTCGGTTGCATGTTGGTCTCCGGGTTCGAGGAACCCTGCGGGCGGTGCGGAGACTTTTCTGTGGGTTTCCGCATGCCTCGCAGGGAGGTGACGCGGAAAAGGTTGCATAACTTGCAACTATCGTCAACGATCAAAGTTGCAAGTTATGCAACATTGGCGTTGCATAAGATGCTACTACAGGAAGGCTGAAATGACCAGGGACACCGAGAGCGCGAGTGATTCTGCCCTGTCCGCCGGTGCAATGGCGGCAAGGTTTCTTTCTCAGTCCGTTAAAAGTTTAGGGCTGGCCTTAACGGCTGGTTTTCTTATCCAGAGACGTAATGAGCTGGTGAACGAACTCGTCGATAATGCCTTTTACGTCCGCCGGCACGTCTTCGCGCGAGAAAGTTGATTCGAGGCGTGCAATGATTTCAGACGTCATCGTCCGTCGATTTCGCGTTGCGGCGTCCTCAATTCTGCTTTTGAGGTCTTCCGGTAACCGCAATCGGAAATGTGGATCTTGTCTCGCCATGGCGGACAAATGACACAAATTCCGATTGACGGATATGCCGCACGAATGCCACACCAATGCCACACCCATGCCACGATGGTGGCGGTGAGAGCAGGAGGGTAAGATGGATGAGGTTAAAATGACGGTTCGTCTCCCGGTTGATGTAGCTGAGTACCTGAAGGACCAGGCCAAACGGAACTACACGACCAGAAACGCGGAGGTAATACGCTCCGTGAGAGAGAGAATGGGCGTCGCAGAAACGGTGCGCGCCGACATTGGAAACGCAGCGGCAGCTTCGCCGGGTGGATAGAGGAGTATGAAGTGGAGAGAGCCGTTGAAGATGCGGAACGAAAGGGCGGCGGCTGTCCCGTGACGACCGCGCGGATGACCGAAGATCCTATCATCGGAGCGATCTTCGACCTTCGGTCGGCGATCGAGGCCTACAATGCAAATGCCCCTGGCGAGGACCGGTGGGCCGAGATCTACGCGGAGAGGACCTATAGACCTCCTCGTCGCGTAATCGAAAGCTGGCAAGAGGGCGCGCGGACCCGGAGAGGGGCCGTGGAAGCGCTGAAGCTGGCCAATGACGCCGATCGAGACGGCGATTACGTTATCGTCGGCCCAATGGTGAGGGCCGCTCTTTCATATCTCGAAAGCACCATCTGAGGTTTCGCGCACGCCTGTTGCCCACAAGAAGGCCGCGGCGTGCGTTTCTATTTTCAGCCGTCAGTTCCGGTCTTGTCGTGCTCTCTGAAAAACAGGCGGAGCATCTCGATCGCGCGCTCCTTCTGCTCTTCCGTCTTGTCGCGAAAGAACCTCGTCAGCCAGTCGTCGTCCGGATGGCGGAAGAGGCCGTGAACATCTGTGCCGAAGAGCGCGGCAAGCTTCTCCAGATACTCATCCTTCGGCAAGGTTCCGGCGAACCATCGTGAGACGAGGCTCTTGTCAGCGCCAATCTCTCGCACGACGTCGGCCTGGCTCAAATTGCGCCTTTCGGCCCACTCCGGAATGTAGTGGATGCGGACCGGGGTCTTGTCGGCATGAATCTGCTCGATGTTGCTCATGTTGCAACTATAAACAATCCGTGAGGACATATCGTTAGCACCTCCTGCAACGCGGCAGCTTGAAAAAGGTTGCAACTTATGCAACTAGTCTGACCCATGGAAACGAAGCAGGCAATCACCCCCGCCATAGCCCTTTATCGTGAGAAGCACGACGGGATGACCCTTGCCGAGTTCGGCAAGCTCTTCACGCCGCCCGTGGACAAGTCGACCGTGTCGCGCTGGGAGCGCGGACAGATCTCGCCGAAGAGGGCGGTTCTGGTCGAGCGGGTGACGGGCATTCCGCGCCAGGCTCTCCTTCCTGAAGTTTTCGGGTCGCCCGTAACGGAGGCGGCCGAATGACGTTCCCTGAGCAAGGCACCAGTCTCCTCCTCCCAGCTGGCCACCTTGCCACCTGGCAGAGACGCGCCCAATTGCGGCGTGTCCCTGCCTCTGTTTTTCCATCTGCCTATCCATGCGGTCCTCCGTGATCTGATGGGCTGACACTACGTCGCCAGCGTGCGGCCTTCACGGAATCCTTTCGATTGATTTTTTCCTTGACCCAAACTCAGGGGTGTTTTCGTGCGTGCAATTTCTGAAGAACATGCATCCATCATCAAGGCAGCCACGGCGGCGGCTTACGAGGCGCTAGGCGGCGTTAGCCGGACTGCGGAGGCGCTCGGTGTCGCATCGTCGACGCTCACAAAGTACGCCTCGACGGGCGAAGAGTGGCGGGACAGCTTCATCCGCCTGGACCTTGCCGCCGAGATCGACCGGAGATGCGACCATCCGTTCCTGCTCACCGCCTTGTCGCGGATCGTGAATGACGAGCGCGTATCCAGTTTCGGGGCGGTCACCGCCAGCGCGGTCTTGCGCCTCGATGGTGTCCTCGACGATGTCGTGCGAACGGTCGCGCGGGCCATTGAAGATGGTCGCATCGACGCCGCTGAACGCCAGGCCATTCGCAGCCGAATCGTGGCGGCGAAGCAGGATCTTGCCCGCCTGGAAGCGATGATGATGGAGGGGGCTGCCTGATGGACGGCGGACCCGAAAATTCGACCAAGACGGTGACTGCGATATGCGCGCTGCTGCCCGACGACCCGGAAGCGGCCGTGAGCGTCGTGACTGTCGCCTGTGCCGCAGCGGCGATCACGGCCGGACTGGACGACGAGGCGACGGTCGACGGCCTGCGCGCGGCACTCGTATCCATGCGCAGAAACGGCTTCGTCAATATCGCCCGCAAGGGAGTGCACTGATGGATGGTGGTGCCTCCTCCGCGTCCTGGACAGCTGGCGGTCCGGTCGGACCACGTTGCCTCGCCTTCCTGCGGCGGGTGCGCGCCGGCGGCGCCACTTACAGACTTGCCAGAAACGCCGATCGCGAGGCGCTCGACAGGGCCCTTGCCGCCGGTTTCGCCGCGTGGGTCGGTCGGAGTCGCGACGACGTGCGGCTGACGGCCAGGGGCGCGGAATATCTCGACCGGCTGGCGAGGGTGGAATGACGACGCTTTCTCGCCAGGTCCTCGTCGCGCGCGTGTTGACGCTCTGGCTTCAGGAAAACCGCGACACGCACTCGATCGCCGTCGAACTCGGCATCGACGAGGACGAGGTCTGCAAAATCATCGAAAAATCGGAAGGAAGAAGGCCGTGAGAGCAATTGAGGCATTGCAATTTCCTGACGTGAAACCTGCGGACATCACATCAGCGCCGCCGGAGGTCCGGATGGTCTCTCCGTCCGAGCTTTGGGTTGATGAGTCCTACCAGCGCGGGCTTTCAGATCGTTCCATGCGGCTAATCCGCAAGATCATCGGCGAATGGGACTGGACAGCATTCAAGCCGCCGGTGGTCGTCGAGGTCGATGGAAAACTGCAGGTGATCGACGGCCAGCATACGGCACTCGGCGCACTAACGCATGGCGGCATCGATCAGCTGCCGGTGCTCGTCGTGAAGGCGGATCGGCAGGAGCTGCGCGCCAATGCTTTCGTCCGCCACAACAGGGACCGCATTCAGGTTACTCCGACGCAGCTGCACACTGCGATGGTGGCGGCCGGCGACGAGGATCCGCTCACGATCGCGCAGGTCTGCGAGCGTGCCGGCGCTACGATCTTGAAGAATCCGCCGCCGTTCTCCCGATTCAAGCCTGGTGAGACGATGGCGATCAGCACGATTTCTGCGGTCGTCAGCCGCCGCCATGCTGCCGGCGCACGCAAAGTGCTGGAAGTTTGCGTGAAAGGCGGCGCTGCCCCAGTTTCGGCAGCCATGATCCGCGCCGTCGAGCACCTGCTCTTTGCCAAGGAATATGCCGGCGAAATCGAGCCGGAGCGGATTTCGCTGCTGATCTCGTCGCGGTTGTCGACGCTGGAGCAGGAGGCGCAGCGGTTCGCAACCGAGCGGAAGATGCCGCTTTGGCGCGCATTGGCCTCCGTCATCTACATGAACCGGCGGAAGGCGCGCTGATGGACAGGATCGTCCTCGACCTCCAGCGAGAGGTCACCATTCTCCGTGAGCGGGTGCGTCAACTCGAAGAGTTACTGGCGCCGACCACCGTGCCGGTCCCTATCGAATTCGGGCTCACGAGTAGCGAGGCGCGTGTCTTTGCACATCTCGCCACTCGTGACATGGCCACCAAGCAATCCGTCATGCTCGCGCTCTATAGCGACCGTGCTGACGTGGAGCCGGAGACCAAGATCGTCGATGTCTTCGTCTGCAAGATGCGGAAGAAGCTCGCCCGTTTTGGCGTCACGATAGAGACCGTTTGGGGGCAGGGTTATCGGCTGCTGAACCGGCACGAATTCTGTGCGGGGAAGGCGGCATGAGCGGCGCGGCGCTTCCGAAGCTAGGACCGAAGGCCCGCGAGATCGTCGCTGCGGTGTTGCGCGACGGCATCTATCGGGCACTGAAAGAGTCCGACACCGCTGTTTGCCGCAATCTGAACAGCCGCCAGTTCCTGGGGCGCGACAAGAAAGATGGCACGGTCTGGTATCCGACGGCGAAGCTCTGCGAGCTTGCCGGCGTGACGCCGCCGGAAATCGGGCAGGGGGGCGAGGGCAGACCCGGCGCGCCGGATTCTCGCGTTCAACCCGAGGAGGGCGCCGATCGCCTCCCTGCGCCGGCCGAGGCGGAATCCGGACGCGCGCTGATCCGTATTCCGCTCGACAGGATTGATGTCGGCTTTCGGCTGCGCCAGGCCAATCCGGAAAAGGTCGCAGCTCTTCAGGCATCCTTCGCCGAGCTTGGGCACCGCACACCGGTCAGCGTGACGCGGCGACCCGACGGCGAGTGCTTCCTGCTCTCCGCCGGGCTCCACCGACTCGAGGCGGCGCGGGCGCTCGGTTGGGCCGATATCCTCGCCTTCATCGAAGAGGGCGACGATCTCGATGCGGAGCTATGGGAGATCGACGAAAACCTTTGCCGCGCCGAGCTGACGCCGGCGGACCGGGCGCTCTTCACCTTCCGCCGCAAGGAAATCCACCTGATGCGCCACCCGGAAACGGGACATGGCGGCGACAGGCGATCAAATGGCCAAGTTGGCCACTTGAAGGACGAGGCGGCGAAGACCTTTGCGTCAGAGACTGCTGCGGCGACCGGGCAATCGGAGCGCGCGATCCGGCGTGACGCCGAGCGCGGGGAGAAAATCAGCGAACGGGCACTGCGGCAGATCCGCGGCACCCGGCACGATACCGGCGTAACTCTCGACCGGCTCAAGGGGTTCACCGAAGAGCAGCAGCTTGCCTATGTAGAGGCGCTGCGCGAGGCGGACAAGCGCGTCGCTGAAGAGGCGAAAGCCATCCGCGACGGCAAGCAGGCACTCTCGCGAAAGATCCGTGGCGCCGTGATCCGCGCCATTGCTGAGCGCGGCACGGTCTCGGCCGGCACAATGCCGCGCGCCGCCTTTCCGATCATCTATGCCGATCCGCCATGGGAGCAGGAGGCCTGGAGTGAGGAGCGGGGACAGGATAGGGGGCTTTCCTATCCGCATATGCCGCTCGAGGAGATCAAGTCGCTCTGCGCTGGCGATGCGAGCCCGGCGACGCGTGACGCGCTGCTCTTCCTGTGGGTGACGGCCAACCGGCTCGACGACGGCATCGACGTGCTACGCGCCTGGGGGTTCGATTACGTCACCTGCCTCGTTTGGGATAAATCGCGTATCGGCATGGGCCGATGGGTGCGGGACCGGCACGAGATCCTGCTCCTCGGAAAACGCGGCAACTTCCCGGCGCCGATCCCTGGCACGCAGAGCGCGTCCGTCCATGCCGAGGTGAAGGGCGAACACTCGGCCAAGCCCGTCTATTTCGCGGAGATGATCGAGAGGCTCTATCCGGACCTCCCGAAGCTGGAGCTGTTCCAGAGGCGCGAGAGCCTTGTAGCCGGCGACGTTCGGCTGAACGGCAACTGGACATTCTGGGGCAATCAGGCGGGCGTGCCGAAAGGCAAGGAGCAATCCTCCGAGGATTCTCGGGATGGGCGCGCCTGCGTGACAAAGGAAGAACTAGCCGAGTTCAAGGCGCTGGGCGCGGTCAACGGCGGATGCATGGGCGGCGGTCCCCTGCTCGACGAGATGATCGCTCTCGGTCTGGTCTGGCCTTCTAATCCACCGCAATTGACGGTCGGCGGCGCCGCGCGCCTGCGGGAACTGGAAGACAAGGTTAAGCGGGCGTCGGATGGCGACGCTGTAAGATGCGCCAAAGGCGAGGAAGCATGATCAGCATCTTCGCCATTCGACCCTCCGTCGACGTGATGAACGCGTTCGACGCTCTGCCGAAGGATTTGCGCGAAGCGATCGCCTCGGCGCCATTTGCATTCGATCCGGAAGAGATCGGCCAGCGCCTTGCCCGCGGCAGGTCGGCCGGCTCAGTCGTCCGTGAGATCGAGCGGGTCAGCGGGGGTGCGGCGTGACGCAGTTCCTCCCCATCATCGAAGAACTCGCCGATGCGCCTGACCATACTGCGCGGGCGCGATGGCTGCTCGAAGCGCCGCTTGCGGTGATCATTCGCGACCAGCTCACCATCCACCGGCTGCTCTCCGCGGCCGGTTTTAACGAAGGCCTAGCCTACTTCGCAGCCGAGATCGCGGCGCTTTCCGCGACGCGCGGCCGGGACGGGCTCGCGCCGAGCACGATCCGCATGACGCGGGAATACGCCCGCATCGGAATTCAGATCATTGCGCGCGGGGGCGCGGAGGAGGGGAAGCATGCTGCAGCTGGCTGACCGGAGACGGTCGCGCTCGGCGGCCGCCATGAGCGGCAAGATGGATGAGCTGCAGGCGCTGGCCGCCGTCATCCTCTGGAAATCAGGACATTTCGACACGTTCGACCCCGCCGCCGTTCTCGGCGTTGGCGAGGACGCTGTCTGCCGGACGCTGCAGGCGGCGCGGCATTTCAAAAGGGGGTTGGCGTGAGCATTGCCATCATGTCGCAGCTCTTCAAGGCGCATCTCGGCTCGACAAACCGGAAAATGCTGGCTGTGCGCCTGGCTGACTTCGCAGATGACGACGGCAAGGGCATTTGGCCGACCGTTGGCCGCCTTGCCCAGGAGACGGAACTCTCCGAGCGCTCGGTGCAACGCATCCTCGCAGAGTTCGTCGAAGAGGGATTGCTCGTCGTCGTCAGGAAGGGCGGCAGCAGGCCCGGAGAAGCTACTCGCTACGATTTCAACATGGCTGCGCTCGCACGGTTGAAGGCTCCGAAAACAGCGTCCGACGGGTGTCACGGTGTCACCCATGACACAGTGTCACCCGTGACAGCAGCGACGTCTATGGGTGACACAGACGACGCCGACGGGTGTCACGGTGACACCCAAACCGTAATAGAACCACCAATAGAACCATCAGAGAGAGAGGATGCGCGCGAAGGCGATTTGAAGGATCAGGACGATCCGGCGAAATTCGGCAAGCGGGTGAAGGCTCTCGAAATGGGGATGGCGAACAACCCGTGGCCGGGTGCGATCGCCTCCTCGACGGCTTGGGCTCTGCAGCAGTTTGAGAAGCTGACGCCGGAAGAGCGTCGGTTGGCTGAGGAGCGGCGCGACGCATACCTTGCCGAGTGCAAGGCGCAGAAAGTCAAGAACGTGGCACTCGGCGTCTACCTGCGGGACAAGAAGTTCCTCGCCATTTCGCCGCTCGCCGGGAAGGTACAAGCGACGAGCACAAAGATCCCCGTTGCTCCGTTCGGGCCGGTATGGGCCGGAATTCGGGTGCTGGCGCTCCTCGATGGGCCAGAACCTGTCGAGATGCCTCTCGGTGTGCGTGATCGTATCAGGCAGACATTCGAAACGCTGATGCGCATCGGCGAAGCGAGGGCACGATCCTACGTCGGCGGAAAAGGGATTTCCGTGGGGTCCGGTGGCGAATTGATCTTTCCAGATGACTTCGACCAAGCAGAGTTGCGGCGCCGCGTGATCGAGAGCGGCTATCCGCGGGCCAATGATCTGCACGCGCAGGCAAAGAATCGCGATCGCACTGTTACCGAGGCTCGCTTCGAGGCGCTGGCAGATCTTTGTGAGCCAGTGCCTGTCGGGTCGGAGCTTTTCGAACGCTGGCGGGACTATCACGAGGCCGCCGGCTGGCCGTTCGTTCCTGACCCCGGATCGATGCCCGTCGTCTACTTCCCGAAGGGCGGCCCGGAGCGGCTTCACTATTTCGAGGCCGCTGCAAGGGCGGCACTGAGACAGGAGCGGAGCAATGATCATGCGGCGTAGGACACTCTCCGGAAGCCCGATCGCGCTGCAAGGCCGTGAGCGGTTCACGGACAGAATTCGGCGAATCACAGCAGCGAACTTGAAGGCAGCATCTATGAAAGTGACGGAAATGAACCCCGAGAATGCCCGTTGGTACTGCCTTCATGTGAAGAGCGGCAAAGAATTTGATGTGGAAAACGCGTTGACGGCAGCGAATGTCGAGGCGTTCATGCCGCGAGAAAGGGTTGTTTTAGTGCGCCACGGGCGGAAAATCGAAAGCGAGCGCCCGTTCTTTCCGAGCTACCTGCTGGTGCGACTGGTGCCAACTCCGGAAGCGTTTCATGGCCTGCGGTACCAGAAAGACGTACTCGATTTCGTCGGTGGACCGGCTGGATACCATGTCATCAACGATGCGGATGTAGTTGTTTTTAAACGGCTCTCTGATGGTGTTGAGGCGCCCAGAGTAGCAACCGATAAGTCATTTCGTGATGGGGATCAGGCGGACATCGTGCTTGGGCCGTTCGCCGGCTTCAGGTGCGTTGTGACGGCTGTGAAGTGGGGCCGGCAGGCAAAAGCGAGCGTGCGAATTGACGTACAGGGCAGGCCGTTCGATATCGAAAGCATGCCTCTTGCGTTTCTCCGGAAGCTATGAGAGTCATTTTGCACGGACGAGCCGGAAGACGTTACCCTCCGATCCCCTAGCCAAGCGCTAGGGCAGAGCAGGCAAGAAGCCTCAGGGACAACGCTCCAGCCCCACGCCCAAACAGCCTCCAGGTGGAGGTACCGACTCAGGGCCAGTGCTACTGCTATGTTTAGATGATGGGCGACCGAGAGGTCGCCTTTCTCCGTTAAAGGTTATGGGCAGGCCGTTTCGGAGCTTCTGATGTTCGATGCTCAGATCAAAGTCGATCTCCAGCAGTTCAATCGATCCCTGACTGATATCGAGCGAAAGCAGCTTCCCTATGCCATCATGCTCACGCTGAACGAGACGGCGAAGGGCGGCCGCCTTGAAGTCCAGCGAGAAATGGATCGGGTCTTCGACCGGGCAACCCCTTTCGCAAAGCGGGGCGTCGTCTATGACCGCGCATCGCGGCAGAACCTGAGGGCGGCGGTTGTCGTGACCGGTGACCGAACGAAGGGCGGCTTGCCTGCCACAGCATTCCTCGGGCCGCAGATCGAAGGCGGCATGCGCACCCATAAGGCCTTCGAGCGGCAGCTCGTCGATCGCGGATTGATGCAGCGGAACCTGGTGGCCGTGCCGGCAAAGCGGGCGCCGCTCGATCGCTACGGCAACATGACGCAAGGATTTCTGAACCGTGTCATGGCCGACCTGCAGATCGACTATCGTGGAGCGGGCGCGACCCGTACCCGCACATCATCGTCGCTCAAGCGGAACAAGAACTACAAGAACGCGCGGTTCTTCGTGCCGAAGCAGCCTTCGCACCTCTATCCGGGCGTTTACCAGCGTGATCCGGCAACGAACGCGATCCATCCGGTGATCCTGTTCGTACCTCAGGTCTCGTATCGCATCCGTCTTCGCCTTCGCGAGGTCGTCGAGCGGTATGTGGTCGCCAACGTCCACGATCATTTCGCCGTTGCCTTCCAGCGGGCGGTTCGGACGGCCCGATAGGCCGCTCTGCCGGTTCATGGGTCCTTCCTGGCATCCGCCCGCCTGCGGGTATTTGGCACGGCGGAGGTTGTCCAGTCTGAGCGATTTTTTGAAGCCTAAAGTCAGAGCCTAAACTAAAGAGCCGGGCTAAAGAACGAGCGTTCCTAAAGATGAGCCTTGCAGCTGACATCATGACGAAGAGCGCGTTTGCGGCTCATGTCGGCGTCAGTGCCGGGCGCATCTCGCAGTACATCGCCGAGCGGAAGATCTTCGGCGATGCGCTCGAAGGCGAGGGGCGGAACGCGAAGATCCGCGCATCGGTTGCGGTCGAGCAGCTGCGCAAGACCCTCGATCCGTCGCAGCGGTTCGGAGCGAACGGCACGGCGACGCGATCGGCGCCGGCACCAGTAGTTTCCGAGCTGTCGTTCGATGTGCCGGAAAAGCCGAAGGCGCCTGTGAAGCCGACCGTCATCGCCGACCCGTTCATTGACGAGGTCGCGGCCGAGAAG